CCCGCCGTAGGTCACGTCGATCGAGCTGATCGTGCCGTTCGCCAAGATGGCAACCGCCGTGGCTTGCGCGCCGTTCGGCAGCGCACCATTCCCGGCGGGGCTGTCAGGCGCGGTGATCGTGACCACGGGGTTCGTATAGTTCGACCCGGGGTTCGTGACGGTGATCGTCTCGATGCCTCCCGACGTCGGCGGCAGCGCGCGCAAGCACTCGGCCCGCATGACGATCTCGCGCCGAGCCCGGTTGATGTAGTCGATCAAATCTTCCGGGTTGAGCAGCGATTGGTCCGCGTCGCGAACGCTACGTTGGACCTGCTTTAGGTAGTCGTAGAGGGTGGTCATGCGCCGTCACTACCCCCTCAAGCCGATTTTCGTTTGGCGGTTTTGGCGGATTTGCGGAACGACTCCGCCGTCGGAGCGCCCTTTTCGCCGGGCTTCCGCATTTTCTCGCCAGAACCCTGTTCGATCCGGTTCCGCTTCGCGTTGATGTTCGCGTAGAGACCAGGCTTAGCCGCCATGACTACCCTCCTGCCGCGCCGCCCTGCGCCATTCCTAACTGACCGGCGCGAACCAGATTGGGCTGCTGCGGATATTGCGCCGGGTTCACCGCCCCGTTCGACAATTGTCGGCCACGGGCGGCGAACTTCTGGTATTCTTGCCACATCGCCTGCGCGTCCGCCATACGCTGCGCCGACAAGAGCGCGAGATACGCCGCGTAATACGGGACCGCCTCGGTAAACGGGTATGGGATGTCTTCGGGGTCCGCGTCGGAAGCCAGCGCGGTCGGATTGCACACGCAGTCGAGCATCACGGTGTAGGGGAAATCCGGCACCGGGTTGAAATACAACGACCCGTTTACCCCCTGACCAAACTGCGCGTAGGTCGTTGGGAAGCCCGTTTGGGGCACAGGGTTGTTCAGGTAGTAGAGCTGGAACCAGGGGAACGGGCGCGGCGACAACCAGACGAACCCGGAAGCCACGCTGCAGGTGGCGCCGCGGACGTTATATACGCCCGCCGTGCCTGTCGTTGCCGGCGAGATCGACGAGAACGAGTAGACCTGCGTTCCAAACGTCAGGGTCAGCGTGTTCATCAAACGGATGCACTCGGTCTCAGCGGCAAGCTGGGACCGAGCCCGGTTGATGTAGCCGGTCAAGTCGCTCGTGCTGTACAGCGCCGTGGACGCTCCCGGGTTCTGCAAAAGCTGGCCGGTCTGAGCGAGATACGAATTGAGCAAAACGACTCTCCCTCAGACGCCAGAGGAGCCGCCGATTAGAGCGGCTGCAGGATCACCTGGTCGACAGCGGACTCGGCCACATACCCTGCGGTGACGGTCGCACCGGAACCCGCACCGGTCACGGTCAACGTCGGAGCCGACGCCTGAGGCGTGCCGCCCCAAGTCACGAACACCGCGGTGATCGCGCCCGCGCCGGTCAACGACGAAGTAGCCGTCGCCGCGGTGACCGAACCGTAGTTCGGGTCGTAGGGGTTCGGCAGGATCGTCACAGCCGGCGCCACGGTGTAGCCCGCGCCCGCCTGGGTAACGGACAACGCGGAAACGGTGCCGTTCGTGATCGTGGCCTGCGCGGTCGCCTGAAGGCCAGGAGCCGGAGGCGTAGCGATGAGCACCAGCGGCGCAATCGTGTAGCCGGAACCCGCCGCAGTCAAAGACAGCGCAACGGAACCGCCCACGATCGGCTGGTAGGTCGAGGCGCCCGCCGAAGCCGTAATCGTGGTCGTCGCCTGAACGTAGCTCGAACCGGCGGCGGTGACGGTCGCCGTGGTGACGATGCCCTGCGGGTTGATCACGCGGAAGTTCTGGCCGTCGCTCTGCATCGCGCCGATGAAGGTGTTGCTGGACGGGCCCAGGAACGCCCACTGGTTGGTTACCGGATCCAGGAACTGAAGCGGGGCGCCCGAAACCGCCCACCGACCGGGCGGGATCGTCAAAGCTTCGCCGTAGCCAAGCGTGACGATGTTGGTCGCCGGCTGGGTCGCCGCGCCGATCAGGTTCGCGGGGTAAAGAGGCTGCGGCGAGGGAAGACCCAGGCCTGGACCGCTGAGATACGATTGAGTCATGGGTCTGTCTCCCTATCAGAAAGCCGCGCCGCCGAAGCCGGTCACGATCGCATTGGCGCTCGGCTTCACGGACACGATGTTGTAGCCCAGAAGGACAACACCCTGCTGCCCGATCTGACCGAGCGGCACGAGCGAATAGAAGCCGGAGAAATCGAACGCCGCGTCTTCGCTCAGGTACAGGGCCGTGTACTTGGTGTTGACCGCGTAGAACGTGCCCTTCGGGCAGAAGTAATCGGCGAACACAGGCACGCCGGCGACGTTCAGGTTCGGGAAGGACGACCGCAGCCCCGCGTTCATGTCGGGGGAGGCGGAAGTGCCGGGGCGGATGAACGCCTGTTCGATCCCGATGAAGTCCGCGTTCAGCGTGGAGAAATCGCCGGGGTTCATGACCACGAAGGTCGGCGCTTCACCACCTGCGTTCGCGGTGATCTGGATTAGGTACTGCGACATCGTCTTACGGGTAAACCCGGTGGAGATCGACGAAGCGTTGTAGTACTGCCCCTTCCACGACGTGTTGCCCGCCGCCAGGCGGTTGATGCCGCCGTAGGTGGCGTAGTTCGTGCCGTTGTCGAAGGCGTCGGCGAAGCCGTTCGGCTGGAGCGGGTTCGCGCCAGTGTTGCCCGCGAACATCAGCGGCGCGAGGTTCTGAATGGTGACGGCGTAAACGTCGTTCATACGCGCCTTGAGCAGCGAAACTTCGCGCTCGGTCGCCTGAATAACAGTTTCGCCGAAAGGCAGGGGAACCGGGACAACCCAGTAGCAGGTGTTCCACTGAGCGTTCTGGATGCCGGGCGTGATGTTCGGCTGGTTGAAGCCGCCACCGTACCCGGTGAACTGGCCCTGGACCATCGACTGGCCCTGCACAGGGGCGGTGATCTGCGAGAGACCGCCGGCGACCTTCTGCGCGTTGCCGAACATATAAAAGAACGACGGGCTCGCGTAGTACAGCTGTACGGTGAGCCGAGGGATGAACGCGCGCCTCGTGACCGAGGAGAGTTCGTTGTATAGCGCCCCGGTTGGGACGGCACCGGTGCCAGGAATGGCCATGTTACAGCATCCTTAATGCCAGAGGAAAACGACGTGCATGGAGTCAGCGGCCCCTTGCCGAGCGAAGCGCGTCGTTGACGAGCGCATCAATAGCCATCGGGTTGTCCGGGTTCTCGAACAGCGCTTTCAGAGACTCGTCCGATCGGCTGTTGGAGCTGAAGATATCGAACCCCGACGGGGCAGACCGGACAGGCTGCTGCGGCGGGTGGAGGCGCTCATGAGCCGCCGCGGCGACTTCATGGTCGGCAATGCCTTTGTCCTCCATGAACTTCTCGACCATCTCCAGGCCTTCGCCCGTGTAGCCAGCGGCGCGCAATTTGGAGCGGCCCTGTTCCCACGACGTACGGAGTTCCGCTTGCTTCCGCTCGGCTTCGCGTTCGGCACGCTCGTCGGCGAGCATCTTCTGCATGCCCGCGAGGGCGCTCTTCACTTCGCCCATTTCCGCTTGGAACGGTTCGACCGCATCGACCTCGGGAATCACAAGATCCGGGTTGACGGTCTTTTGCAGCCTCAGAAGCTGGCCCCGAGTCTTCGGGTTGGCCAGCATCTTTTGCATGGCTTCCGTCACCGCGCGATGGCTGCGAAGTTCTGCCTCGTCGATTTCAACTAGCGCCATCGGATGTTAGCCCCGGTTCGGAACGTGCGAGATGGACAGGTTGTCCGACTTGGTCTGGTTCGGCAGGTGCGCTTTGCGGCCGCCGATGTCGAGCTGATCCATGGACACCCGAACGATCTGGGAGTCAGTCCCTTTGGGGATCGACTTCGTGGTGTTCTGGAAGACGTTAATGTTTGCCATGATGTTGACCCTCGGAATGGGTTATTGACCGGGCATTCCAGGCGGCGGCGCACCCATCGCGCGCATCGCGGAAACCTGCTGGCCCGTCTGCTGTTGCTGCTGCATCAGCCTCTGCATGGTGGACATCTCGGTGCCGGGGGAAACGGAACCGGGGGGCACATGTTTCGAAAGACTTTGCAGTGCCTTCAAAACCGCCTGTCCCGGTTCCGAGCCCACTCCGAGAAGTGAAACCGCTTCACTCAATGCCCGAACAGCGATCGCCAACCGGTTTAGCCCTGCCACTTCTTGTCCGCGGTTAGCGGTAGGCATCGTCGTCGGGGAGGAGCCAAAAGGCGGCTGACCCGGCGGCGACGCTGTCGCTGGTGCGGCCATGGCGGGGGGAGACTCAGGGGGCATCATTCCGTCAGGCATGGAGATTACTTGCGGCCCTTACGGTGCATCTTACGAGCGCGAGCCATGGAGGCCTCCTGTCTCTGGGGTTGCACAAGCCCGAGGGGGCTCCTCTCCCAACAGCCGCCACCCATAATCTTGCGATACAGGAGGCCACTGCCTCGGACGCTCAAACGGAAAGCCTGAGCAGAGGCATGATAGACACTCCAAGCGTTGACGGCCACGAGGGAGCGTTGTAGCTAAAGCCCCTCGGTTGTATTTTGAGGTTAGCATGGAACCTATGTGGCTGACCGAAAAACAGGTCGCGCACCGATGCGGCGTTTCGCGCCAGTACATGGCCGTCCACCGTGGCACGCCCGACGCGCCGCCTTACCACAAGCGGGGCGCGCGCAAAATTTTGTATCTCTCGTCCGAAGTAGAAGGCTGGATCAAATCTCAGCGGGTCGCCTGGTCCGCTACTTACATTTCCATTTCCGCAAAGACTTGTTGATCCGGCTGTTCGGATCGCGCGCGGTCTCAGACCCCGTGAGCTTGGCTTTCATGCCCTTCATCCGAGCGCAGAACGAGTCGCGTCGGGATCCGCCTTCCGGCTGCGGCGCTTTCAAATTGCCGCCGGTCTCGCGGTTGTAGCTCTCCCGGCCTTTTTTGTTCAGGCCGCCGCTTGGATTTTTGCCTTCCTTGCGCTGCCACGCGGGGGTCTTAGCCATCAATGTTTGCCTTTCCCTTTGGTCAACAGCTCGGGGTGTTCTTGAACTATCTTGGCTTGAGCCGCTTGCTTTTCCTGGAAGCGCCGCGCGAGCATGTCTTTGTTCGGGTAAGGCAGCATCTCGATCGCCGACACGCCGTCCACGATGCCCGCTTTGAGGCCGAAAGCCACAAGCTGTTGATGGTCGTCGCTGAAGATCGGGCTGGAAGAATGGCTGTCAACCGTCACGCGGCGGTCTTCGGGCAAATCGTGCAAAGTGAACTCTTGCACCGGGCCATGCGCGGGGTCCGTGCGATAGATGCGCCCGTCTTTCACAGCCAGCAGATCCATGGACTTGTCCGCGGCCGCCGCGGCCTGGCGCTCGACGAGCAGCGCCCGATCCCGCAGACGAGGCGACGCGGTTTTGAGCATCATCTCCGCGTGGCTGGCCGCCCGCACACCGGGTTCCCCTTGCCCCGAGAGGATATTCCCGAAGCCCGAGATCTCCTCCATGTATTTGCCGATGAGCTGCAGATAGGCGAAAATCTCCGTCGGGATCTTCGGCGTCAGGTCGTTCACGTTGCCGCCGGGGCCCAAGTCCACATACCCCGCGGTTCGAAACGCCTGATACTTTTCGTCGGTGATCCCCTCGGAGCCGGTAAACGCCAGCAGCTTGTCGACCTGCAGCCCCATCAACCGTTTGAGGTCGTCCATGCTGGTGCCCAGCGCGTCCTGCAATTCGGTCAGGTCGACCACTTCCGACCGGCCCCAAAAATAGCCCGGCTGGTAGTTTGGCTGGATCAACGAGAACGGCTGCACTTGCGGCGCGAACATATTTTCCCGTTTGTAGTACGGGGACACGATGATGTCCGGCTCGATCAACAAGATGGTCGTGTAGTCCTCCCGATCGTCGTCCTTCACCCACATCTCGTGGAAAGCGATCATATCGGTGGCGATCTCGGGTCCGATCTGCGACGTGGAAGGGTCGCTCGCCAACTGCACAATTCCCCCGGGCTGCTGCCGCGCGCTTTCGAGGTTCGTGTTCAAGACAGCGGTGGACAACACGTTGTGGAAAAAGCTTGTCTGCACGCTGTCGGAAGGTTCGCGGCGCGCGTGCGCGAGCATACGACGGTACAGGCCTTCGGCATCCGGCAGGTGGCTGACCCGCCGCCAAGCCTCTTCCATCGTCATCATGCCGCTCTCGACGAGGGCTTCCTGCTCTTCGATGTCGTTTACGTCTTCGCGGTAGACGCCGAACTGCCAGGGCATGACGATCCGCGCGTTGATGCCCGAATGCCCCCACATCTGTTTGATGATCGCCGACCCGTAGTCGACGCCCACTTTGACGGCGGCGCCGAACAGCATGTCGATGTCCTTGCGCTCCCACTCGCGGGTCAACACGCGGGCGGCCATTTCGCCCGCCGCCAGGGTGGGCTTCTCGTAATGGTTCTCGAAGTCCATCGTGAACCGCAGTTCCGTCGGGCTGTAGAGATGCGCCGCGAGACGGTCGGTATGGCTGAACAGCTTGTTGATGATCGCGCGGTTGCCGTCGGCCCGGCCCGTCTGAACCCACGAGTTGAATACCCGCGCCAACGCCGACCGGTTGGCAGCGGAAACGCGGCAAGCGTCCTTTACGTCGAGGACTTTCTTCAGGAGTTCTTTTTTCGAGCCGGGGAGGATCACAGGGGCATCCCGCGTTGAAAGAGGGCACAACCAGACGTGCGCGCGCCCGGCAAGCGGCTCCTCGGGCCAACTACGCCCCGAGGCATCCCTGCATACGGTAGGGGCGAGGCCCCCCTCTCGTCAACTACTCCGCTTTGCCCATCGTGGAACGGGCCACGGAGGCCGCCCCTAACCGGTGGTGCAGCGAGCGCACCGTGTCGATCGCGCGAATGCCCGCCCGCGCATCCGGGCCGTTGTGAGCGGAACGGGCGAACTCCATTACCTCTGCCTGCGGCCGATGGTTGCCGGACAGCCCGTTCACGCTTACGGGCACCGAGGCCTCGCCAACACGCGCGTTGTCCCGCAGGTCCGTCATCTTCATGCCGCTGGTTTCCGAGGCGCTGACGCCAAGCATCTCGGCGGCCTGCGCCGCGTGCTGCTCCGAGGCTTGCTCCATCGCCCGGTAGACGCCATCGGCGGCTTGCCCGATCGGCCGGCCTATATGCGGCGCCGACAACTGGGGCTCCGCGCTAGTTGAAGAGCCGCACAAAGGACAAAACGACGGCGGGTCTTCCTCGCGGTGCATGTGCAGGTGTTCGAATAGCCCTTCGCAATCCGGGCACTGGTAGGTTCGAAGGATGGGCATCAGGACACCATATGTTCGGCGATCATCGACACGGCTCGGCAGCACATGGCGTCGAAAGCATCCCGCAGATCCAAACCCGGGTTCAGCAACGACACCTCCACCGTGCCGGAAGCGGTTTCTACCGACACATGCACCCGCAGTACCCGCATGGCCACATCCTCTTCGGTGATGCCCCCGATGCCCATCGCATCGCGCAGTCGGCGAGCCTCGTTTATCCGTTCAACGTCCACGCCAAGCCATCCTTTGCGCCACCCGCACTTCTGCGGCCCGGTCCGCGGCGCGGCCTTGGAAGTATCGGTTCAAGTGGTGTTTGGTCATCATCTCGTACTGGTCGGACAGGGACATGCGCCCACGCGCCTGTTCCAACTCGTAGGTTTGGCCCAAACCGATCAGTCGTGGCCGTTCCTGCTGCTCCCAGCACAAGATACCCATCGCGAGCGCCAGGACACGGTCGTCGTGATCGCTGCCTTCCGCCTCAATCGAGTCGCCGTTGCGCGTGATTACGCGCATCTCCTCGATGACTTCGCGCGAGCGGATGATCAGGCCGGCGTTCGCCACGAAATCTCGGACCCGCTCCATCATGAAGACTTTGTTCGCCCCAGTCGTCTTGTGATGCACGGACCCGATCCCAGGGATCAGCGCGTCCGGGCGCGAATACAGGTAGGTCTTCGCGTTCACGAAGAAGTCCTTCAGGCCTTTCTCCTCCGCTTCCTTGCGGAGATAGGTGTTCATGATCCGTTTTAAGCTACTGTATTCCAGCCACACCGCGTTGCCCGGCCCGTTGATCTCAAGCATCAGGCGCGTGTTTTTGTACCAGCCCATGAGGCTCGCGAGCACCCAGGCAAACTCGTGCGTCTTGAACCGGTTCGACGCGAACTCGGCGACCTGCTCGATCCGGTCCGCGTAGCACCGCAACACCTGCGCCGCCGATCGGTCGTTCCGTTCATTCGCGCCATACGCGGGGTCGGCGGCCACGATGTAGGTCGCGTCCGGCTTCGGTTCCTGCCAGACCTTGAGGTGGATGTCCCGACGGGAAGGCGCCCGGTCGATCCGCATGTCGAGAAACGCGCCATTCGGGTAATAGGTCCACGACGCGAAATCGTCCGAGCACTGCGCCTTCGCGACTTTCGTCAGCGCCTCCCCGGCAAAAAAGTTCGACCCGTCGGTCGTGAACATCTCTTCTTCGGTCCACGGGTCTTCACGGACCTGATAGTCGTCCTCGGCGTCGAACCCTTCCTCGTCGATCTCCGCGCCGTCGACGAACGCGCGAGGGTTCGTCTCCTTGCGGATCCACGCCAGTTGTTCCGGCGAAATCTCGTGACCGTATCGCTCTTCGACCTCCGCCATCCGCATCTTTTCTTTCGCGGTCGGCGCCAGGCGCCCGTAGCGCTCGAACAGCGGCGAGGCGCGCGGGATGCGATTGGTCTCGATGCCCCACCAGCCGGTGAAGGTCGCCATTTCTTCCAGGTCGTTCGCGAGGGCGTCCTGCCACACCTTCCACCAGATCGAGCCGACGTTACGGCCCGTGGACTCCCACAAATAGAGGCGGTTCTCCCATTCCTTCGCCAGCGACTTCTCGAACGACACCACGGCTTCCGGGGCACCCCAGGTGCCGATCTCGCTCGCATGGACGACATTCACGCCGCGGCCGCGACCGAGCGCGGACGACGCGGTCGTCGTGCGCGTGCCGGCGGACAGGAAGGTCACGTTGGACCCGTTCGAAAACCGCCCGCCGTATCGGTTCGATGTCCACGCGGGGAACCGGAGCCGCTTCGGTATGAGGCTGACCGCGTGCTCGATCTCTTCCCGCGCCTCTTGCATGTGGGTGCTCGTGTCCAGCACGAACGCGCCGCGCGCGCCGGGGTGCAGGGCGATCCACAGCGTCGAGAACGGCCGGCAAATCGTGCTGATGCCCTGCTGGCGGCCTTTGCCGAACTTGAAATCGTGGATGCCCCGCTGCAGCCCATCGAAAATGGCTTCGACGACACGGCTCTGGGCGCCGTTGAGATTGCCGCCCAAGACCATGTTGCCGCGTTCTTTCGACGCGATCGTCCAGCAGTTGAGGAACTCCAGCAAGACATCGCGGTAAGCGGCGACCTTGTTCGCCGACCACGCGATCCCGGTTTCCTCCAGGTAATTCGACGTGTGGACTTCTACCACCGCCCGCGCCCCCCGGGGTTCTGCTGGCCTTGCCGCAACACGGCAACCGCCACTTCCACTTCGCCGCCGACCGCCGACCAGAACGTCGCGGGTTTCGGGGCCTTGCTGCTGAACACGCCGTCGATCGGGTCGCCGCCGTCGTTGGGCGGCACGACCATGAACGCGCCGGCAAACTCCGCTTCCTCGATCCGTTCGATGCGCTCCGCCATGTCGCGGAACAGCGCGGCGGCCTGGGCGGGGGTCACGGCTTACAGCTCGTCGTAAGCGTGCGGGAACTTGCCCCGCACCAGCTCGTGCAAAGCCGAGCCGACGCTGGGCGCCCCAACGACCTGATTGGCCACGCCGGCGGGCACACCGCGGTAGACGGCGGTTTTGCCCGACTTGAACTCCACCTGCAGCGTGCCAGTCGCCTGATCGTAGCCGATCCGGGCGATGTTGCTGCTGAGCACTTCCCGCATCTCAACCATGGTATGGCTCCCAATCTTCCGCCGCGAGATCGTAGTGCGACAGCATCAACGGCGTCATCGACGAATACACCGGGGTCCCGGTCTCGCGCAGCACGAACATGGCCCCGAAGACGCCGCCCCGGTGGATGTGGAACCCCGGCGGCCACACGCTCCGCCGCCACCGCGCGTGCCCCTCGTTCATCGCCTTCGCGAACGCGACACTCATGTTTCCCCCCTGCGACACGACCCGCACGGCGTCGCGCCAGTCGCCCGGAGACGTCTGTCGCACGATCCGCATCTCCGGATACCACGGGGTGACGTCGCCGACGCCCCACCGAGGATCCGCCCCGTGCGCCGGCAACAGCAGCCACGTCTTGACCCCCAGCGACCCCGCGAGATGGGCGGCAGAGGTGTCGACCGTGACGATCTCGTCCATCGCGCACATCGCCGCGGCGGTCTCCGCGAAATCGCGCGGGGCGGGCAGCGGCCGGATCAACGGGCGCAATGCTTCGGCATCCGCCGCCTTGGGCCCAACCTGAAGCGAATACATCTGCCCCCGCGTCAGGTCGCACAGCGCTTCGACCGGCATGCTCCGCCAGCGGTCGTTGTCGTGCTCGCTCGACCCGGCCCACACGACGCCGATCCGGGGCAGACGGCGCGTCAACGACAGCGCCGTGTCCGAGCGTTCATGCGCCGCCAGCGGCGGCACCGTGTCCGGACGCTCAAGACCCAACGACCAGGGCAACGACAGAAGCGGGCAAAACGCATCGCCGACCGTCGTCGGGTGAGGCATCGGCACAACCTCGATCGGCGCCAGCGCCGGCGCCAACAACGACACCAGTTCCGCCTGCACAGCCACGGTCAGCCGACCAACACGCTCGGCGGCCAACGGCAGAAACCGCGCGAACTGGATCGTATCGCCGAACCCCTGCTCCGCCGGCACAAACAGATGCTCGACATGGCTCCCGTCCCAACGCGGCGTCGGGTAGTCCAAAAACTCCGGCAATTTATACGCGAACCGCCACTCATAGCCGGCAAACGCTTCTTTCCAAGCACCGACCCGCATCAGCGCAAACGCCAACACCATATTCGCCTGCGGATCGCCGGGGCCGACCGTAACCGCCGAACGCGCCGCCATAATCGCGGCGTCATGGTCCCCCAGCTCGCTCAACGCCAGCGATAAATTCACCCACCCCAGCACCAACGACGGGTCCGTGGTCACAGCGCGCTTGAGCAGGCCCGCCGCCGCGCGGTACCGCGTCCGGAGATACTCGTTCCACCCGAGGTTCACCAACGTCCGAGGCTCGTCCGGGCATACTTCCAACACCCGGTGGAACGCGGCGCAGGCCGCCACATGCCGCCCCTCCGCGTTGAGCCGCACCCCCGTATTAAACCACGCCGCCGCGTGGTCGGGGTCCGCATCCAAAACCGCCTTCAACAACCGCCCATGCGCCGCGCGGTCGCCGCGTTCGCGCGCGCGTTCGGCAAGATGATACAAACCGGTTCCGGCGGGCGTGTCTGCTGCAACAGTCATGCCCGCACGCTACGCCCCGTTGACGGCGCGGTCAACAGCCGCGCGACCTGCTGCTTGGTAAACGAAGTGCCGATCCGCGTGCGGTAGCCCGCTTCCTCCAACATCGCCGCGATGCGCGTCGGCCCGTATTCACGATGGCGCTCGACATATGCGAGCATCCGCTGTTCCGTCTCGTCCACCTCCAACGCCGCCTCGCGCCCAACACCGACAACCCGATACCCATACGGCGCATATCCCCCGGTCGCTCCCCCGCGCGCCCGTTTCCCCGCCTTCCCATCCTTAACCCGCTCCGCGATCCGATACCGCTCAAATTCGGCGAACCCCGCGAGCATGGTAAAAAACATCTTGCTCGCCCCGTTCTCCGTCACGCTCTCGGTGCCCATATCCACAAGCACCAACGACACCCCCGCCTTCTGCAGCCGCTCGACCGTATTCAACGCATCCGAGGCGCTGCGAAACATACGGTCCATCTTCGACGCGATCACAACGCACCCAGGACTGGCAGCCACACACGCCAGCAGTTCTCGACCGCCAGGCCGCTCGCTCAAAGGCACAGCGCCGCTGACCCCCGGATCGAGGAAAACGCGGGTTACGCTCGCGCCCCGTATCATCGCGGCCCCCTCGATCCGACGCACCTGATCCTCCAAGCTGCTTCGGTCCGAGGCGGCCTGTTCCTCCGTACTCACACGGGCATATCCATAAACGGTCATGGGCGGCTTTCGTTATGTTGCGTTGCGTTAACGGTGAATTATGGTTTGTTTTTGGGGGGTATGGGGGTGGTAGCCTCCGACTCCAATCGGTTCGGGACCCGACGGCGCGGCGGCGGGGCGGGGCGGGGCGGGGCGGGGCGGGGCAGGTAGGTGGATCGTGCGGCGTCTTCCTCCATTCCCGCCACGTGATCGCGGCCGGCAGGACGTGTATAGTGGCAGTGCCGCGCGGTTGTCAACACTATTGTGAGATTGTTTCCGCGTGCGGCGCTAACGCATCGATAACGGGGGATTGCGTGACAGATACAGCGAATTTATCGCGCGCGACGGCCGCGCCAGAGACGCCGGCCGCGCCAGATACGCCGGCCGCGCCAGATACGCCGCGCGCGGCGGGGAGCGGCGGATTGCGACGTGTGGATCCCGCTCGCCTCGGAAATAATCGCCTGATAGATATCCGAGTATCACGCGATGCAGTCGACGCCCATCTATATGCCGAGACCGTTCGCACGTTATGGCCATGGCGTTGGCGAGCCTATCCCGGGTGGCGGGCGCTTGCCCGCGACGCATTCGCGCTGAACAACGTTGCGAGCGTCCTATATACAGGATCCCGGCCGTTCACCTTTCGTACCGCAACGCTAATCGCCGCCTACCTTGAGTCGCGCGCGGCGACCCTGCTCGCTCTGGCGCGGGCTTGGCGCGATTACGCCGCCACGGTCCCGCCGAAGCCACCACACCGGGCCCTATCCAAAGCCCGCGCGGAGGGGCGCCACGGTTGGCGTGCGGCGCCGCGTTAAGTTATGCGCCCCGCGCATAGGCCGCATTGGACTCATAATCACAAAGCATGAGTCCAATGAGTCTACCTGTAAAATCAATACGTTAACCCCGGTTTGACTCATTGGACTCATATATCTGATTAATACATGTGTACACGCACACGCACACGCACACACGCACACGCACACGCACACACGCACACATGTAGAGTTGATTTAATGCGTCCAATGCGTCATATGCGTCATGCAACGAAAAAGCGCAGTATTTAACTCAATGCCTTATTATCCGCATCGATTTGAGCGATGCGTCCACATGAGTCCAAATACAACCCCTCCGTGTAAAAAGCGCGCCCCGGTTGTGCTGTAAATCATGCGCGCGTTGCTATATATTATATACCTGCCAGCGGCAGATTATGGCGCGACGCTGGCGGATTATGGTGCGACGCTGGCGGATTATGGTGCGACGCTGGCGGATTATGGCGCCGCCATAAATTATTTTCGGCCCGCGTAAAATTATAGGTTGACGCCTTACTAGCAGGGGGCTAAAAACACCTCACCGGACGGGATGAACCGCCGGGTAACGGGGGATATGGAAATGACTGAAGACCAGATCGAACGCAGAGTCCAATCCATGACGGACGCGGTAGACACCGAGCGGGAACCCGCCGACGTTATGCCCACGTGGTTGGCGCACCTGCTGCCGACGCTGTTCGACGGCCTGCCGGCGGAGCGCACCGCCGACCTCGGTTTGCGGTTTGCG